AACTAAGAAAACAACAACAAAAAAGACTACCACAAAGAAAACTACTACAAAAAAAACACCAACTAAAACAACTACACCTACAGGAACTACAAAACCTGGGACAAAAAGTAAAATTCCAGGATTAATTATTGGTGTAGGTACATTAGGTGGTGGTGCAATGCTTATGAAAAGCGGTGGAGACAAAGGTAAAGGCGGAAGCGGTATGACTTTTAACCAAGCATTTGCTAAAGCTAGAAAAGAAAAAGGAAAACTATCAACTTTTTCTTATAAGGGTAAGATGTATAGCACTGCTACAATGGAAGATGTAAAGAAAGCAGGTTTTGATAATCTAAAAGATTACTTAAACGCTAAGAAAAAGTAATAATCTTTGCCTAGGAAACAAAAAGAAACAACGAATATAGTTTTTATTCCTAAAAGAACTACCATCGGTAGGGGTAAAATAGGATTTAGCACCATGAACAAACATAAACGCAGGTCCTATAAGAAATATAGAGGGCAAGGTAACTAAAATGTTAGCCTTTATTAAAAAAATCCTAGGTATAGATAGATTAGAGTATCAAGTAAGACAGCTTCAGAGAAAAAACTACTGGAGAGAGAAATATAATGGTAGCAAAAGTAGAAACTATTAGAAAAAAAATTAAACAAGGTAAAAAATTAGGCTTCTCTGAACGAGCAAGGGCAGTCAACAAGGGATTATTACCTAGCAAAGCAAAAAATGCCACTAAACGAAAAGGGTAAAAAGATAATGAAAGCCATGAAGGGAACTTATGGCAAAGAAGCAAAGGCAGTATTCTATGCTTCTAAAAATAAAGGTACAATAAAGAATGTCGAAAAAAAAAGACCCAAAAGTAGGAACAGGTAAAAAGCCTAAAGGTTCAGATAGGAGACTATACACAGATGAAAACCCTAAAGATACTGTCAGTATCAAATATGCAACAGTGCAGGATGCGAAAGACACAATTAAAAAGGTTATCAATATTAATAAGCCTTATGCACGAAAGATTCAAATACTCACAGTGTTGGAGCAGAGAGCTAAAGTTGCAGGAAAATTTGAACAGGCAAGATTGGCGAAAGCGGCTAAACTAAAATTAAAGAGGATGCACGATGGCACTAGCAAAAAGTCAAAGAAGTCTTAAGTCATGGACAAAACAGAAGTGGCGAACAAAGTCTGGAAAGCCTTCTTCCAAGACGGGAGAGAGGTATCTTCCAGAGGCGGCGATAAAGAGCCTGACATCTGCAGAATATGCGGCAACGACAAGAGCAAAGCGAAAAGGAACAAAGCAGGGAAAACAGTTTGTGAAGCAACCGAAGAACATTGCAAAGAAAACAAGAGCCTATAGGAGGGTATCATGAAGAACGATAAAAAATTTAACGGAAAGATGGATAATAGAAATAATAAAACACAGAACTTTGAACTAGGAATGATGTCTGTAAATGCAGGAAGAGATGATAAACCTGAAATAACTAAAACAGATTTAATTTTAGCAGGACAAAAAAACGCTGCAAAAAAAGGAGGCAAGGCATAATGGACTATCTATCAAATAAATGGATTGATATAAAGAATAAATGGAATAGTTTAAACAAGAAGGGCAAGGCTCTTGTTTGTGCTGTTGCAATAATTATTGCTTTATTAGTAATACAAGGAGCGTAACATGGGCGGTAGAAAAGAAACTAAAAGAGATTATACTAAGAGAACATTTGCAACAACACCTTTAGGTAAGGTAGATGCAGATAAAAAATACTCATACGGACATCTCACACCTAATTATAATTATAAAAATTTAGATAAAAAAATTAGAAAATTAGATACATACACAAGAGATTAATAAATGGCTAAGTCGGATGCCGAAAAGAAAAAAGATTTTTTAAAAAAGCATGGGCTTAAAAGATTTAACAGTTGTGTCATCCGTACTGAAGGCGGTAAGAAAGGTAAGGTTGGAATACTCGTTAACGGGAAGCCCAAGCTTATTCGCTTCGGTGACGCTTCTATGGGTCATAACTACAGTCCAGAAGCTAGGAAGTCATTTAAGGCTCGTCACGCTAAGAATATTGCGAAAGGTCCGACAAGTGCTGCGTACTGGGCAAACAAATGTTTGTGGGCAGGTAGAGGTGGCTCTAAAAAAAGTCCACCAAAAAGTCAGAAGTATGTTAAAGGTGCAAGGGCGTAATTAATTTAAGTGGCATATTTAAATCACAACTTACCATCATTTAGTGCATACATAAGAAATGAATATTTATACGACCATCAAAAAGGTCATGGCGAATATACTTTTGCAGATATACACACAGTAAATAGTTTAGAGAGAAGAGCATTATTATTTGAATGTTTATTACCCAACGGAGTAAACTGGACAAGAAGACCTATCCATGCATTTTGTTGGAAAAAAGATGCACCAAAACATAATTTAAATATACATCAGTATTGGGATTGCTTTTCACCTTATGTTGATGTTAATAGAAGAAATAGATTAGCAAACATGAGAGCAGAACTTGTAGACTATAAAGGTGTTAAAAGAAAAGGCACATACATGTTTACAATAGACTGGGCATGGGAAAACAAAGCAGCAATGTTAGATACTAACTTTAGTGAAGACCCTGAACACAAATGCGCTCACATGTTTAGAATGGATGACGGAAACTTTTTTGCATATCCAAACAACAGAACTATTTGGTATGATGATGCATTTATGGAAAAAAGACTAACAGAAAATCCAGGATATAAGATAGACCAAAATTTTTATACAGTAGAGAATACTAGAGAGGAAGATGTCACAACTGATGATTCATACATGACGCAGTTTGAAAGACCTTAGTGAAATTATTCTTTGACCATATTACTGGCAAACTAACTAACCACGATTTAATTTATTCTCTAGCTTTAGCTAACTTTGAAGAAAAAGAATATTGTCAGGCTTTTGAAAATGGATGGATACCTTTATCATGGTACTATACAGATTTAGATAAACTAACTTGGATTAACGCTAGGAACACAAGATTACTTTTAAAAAAATTTACATTTAGTAAAAAACAAAGAAAGATATTAAGAAAAAAAGATATAACAGTAGAGGTACATGATAAATTAGATGATACACTTTTCACTACTATTTCCGATATTTATAAAAAATATATTAGATATAAAAAATTTCATGAAACGGACTTTGAAAAAGAAAGTGAGTTTTTTAAAAAAGAAGACAACATTGATTGGAAATATTTTATCTATTATCACAAAGATAAACCGATAGCATTTACGGAGTTAAAAGTTTTCGATAGTAAACATGTTCTAACGGGTCAGTTTGCTTGGGATTATCAACATCCAAAATTAGGAATGGGAACATATGCAACTTTATACGAGATAGACTGGTCCATCAAAAATAAATGTAAAAAGTATTATTTAGCTTACGGATATGAAAAGTCAAATATATATAAATCTAGATTTGATGGATTTGAATTTTGGAATGGTAGAAGTTGGTTGAGTGATAAAACATTATATAAAAAACTTTGTGAACATGACACAGAAGTAAATACAATACAAGAACTAAATGCATATCAAAAAAAATATTTTGAGATAGTAAAGTAATGCCACTATATACATTTAAAAATAAAAAAACAAAAGAAGTTTGGGATGAACTTTTATCTTTTGATGAAAGAGAAAAATTATTAAAAGATAAAAACATAGAACAAATAATTACAGCACCAAGATTAAGTTTTATTGAAAGAGCAGAACATAAAGGCAGAGACCAGATGATAAGTGCTGCCCGTAATAAAATGAAAGAAAGACAAATAGAAGAACAAGTAGGTATTAGAAAGTCTCCTGAGTGGTTAAAAGAAAGAACAGAGAGACATTTACAAAAGGTAAGAAATGTTAGTTCCTGAAAAAAGTAAACAGATAACAGAGAAGCAAGAAAGTTTTTTAAAACATTTATTTAGTGATGCTCATGGTAATCCAAGACAGGCTGCTAAACTTGCGGGATATGATGAGAGTAATTACCAGTCAGTTGTTAAATCTTTAAAACAAGAAATAATAGAAAGAGCAGAAGCAGTATTAGCTACACATTCTCCAAAAGCTGTTATGGGAATGGTAAATGCACTAGATGAAGATGGAAGTATTCCTGGTGCTAATGTTAGATTAGAGGCAGCTAAACAAATTTTAGATAGAGTTGGAATATCTAAAACAGAACGCATTGATGTAAATGCCAAAGTCCAACACGGGATATTTATCTTACCGCCAAAGAATGTATGAACCTAAAAAAATAAGAGGTACATTAATTCCTTTTGGATATAAAAAATCAGAAGACGACCCGAAGATAGTTCTTCCGATTCCTGAAGAATTAGATGTACTACAAGAGGCAATCAAACTTCACAAAAAAGGACAGTCACTTCAAAAGTGTGTAGATTATATTTATTCTAAAACAAAAAGAAAAATTACAAGACAAGGTTTTTATAAGATTGTAAATAAAAACAATATAAAAAAGAAAGCAAGAGAATCAGCTAGAGAACAATTAGATTACCAAAGAGATAGAGTATTAAAAGCTAAAAGAGAATTAGATAAAGAAAGAAGTAAACTACAAACTAAAAATAAAAAAATAAAAGATTTAGATATTGTTTTAGAGGGTAAAGTTAAAACAGTTATAGATACTAAAGATATAGAAGAAGCCTCACCTACAATAAAAAAAGCTTTTGAAGAAAAAGATGTAATCTTTCAACCTAACCAAGGACCACAATCAGATTTTTTAGCATCATCAGAAAGAGAAGTATTTTATGGTGGAGCAAGAGGTGGTGGTAAATCCTACGCTATGTTAGTAGACCCACTTCGTTATTGTGATAAACAACATCACAGAGCATTGTTAATTAGACGAACAATGCCAGAACTTAGAGATTTAATAAATCATTCTCAACAATTATATTCCAAAGCATATCCTGGAGCTAAATGGAGAGAACAAGAAAAAGAATGGAGATTCCCATCGGGTGCTAGAATAGAATTTGGATATGCAGAAAACTTAACTGATGCATTAAGATATCAAGGACAGTCTTATACTTGGATTGGTATAGATGAATTACCACAATATCCAACACCTGATATATATAATTTTCTTCGTTCATCACTAAGAAGTGTAGACCCTGAAATACCTGTGTACATGAGAGCAACAGGAAATCCGGGAAATGTTGGTTCACTTTGGGTAAAAGAAATGTTTGTTGACCCTTGTGAATCAAACAAAAGATTTGATGTAGAGATACCGACACCTATGGGTGTTAAAAAAATATCAAGAAAGTTTATACCTG